GCGGTTTTCTGCGCTTCTTCAGGATCCAGACCGAACCCGTCATCGCCGCCGCTTTCTTCTTGTTCTTTATCTTTCTCTTTCTCTATCTCTATCTCTCCGTAACGGTCGCGTAACAGCGGCGTAACAGAGTTACGCTCTCGCATTTTCCGCATACGCTCAGCCGCTGATGTTTCAGAGCCTACATTCTCGATGGCGTAAGGGAAAAAGAACTGTTCACGGTCCGAAGTTTCAGCCAGTCCGCAGCTGGTCAGATAGATCAGGGTTGCCGCTACATCGTCCGGATTTTCGTCCAGATCCAGCGCGAGCTCATCCGCGATGTTCTGTTCCAGGTGATCGAATTTGATGATCCCGTCCTGCTTCATGGCCTTCAGCTGAAGCTTGAGATAGATAATCAGGTACGTGTCACCGCCGGCCATATTCCGGAGCTTTTTGATCCGCTTGGAGCTGAAGAAGTCTTCCTTCAGCTTCAGCCAGAAGTACCGCTTTCCCGATGACACTTTCATCACATCCTCTCATGGGGGCCGGATTGGTTACCGGCCCCGCGTAAACATCAGAAGGGAAGTTCATCGGTTTCGACCTGGGTGAATCCTCCCGGAGCAGCTGCCGGCGCTGCGGGTGCAGCCTGTGCCGGCGCCTGAGCGGCGTTTCCTGTGCTCTGTCCTGCGGAACCATCGTCCGCACGGCTCGACAGGAACTCGACATGGTCTGCGGTCAATTCAAGCCCGGCATAGGGCTTTCCGTCCTGCTGGCTGATGTAGGCGCTCGTGTCGATGGTTCCGTCCACGTAGACCTTGCGGCCCTTCGCCAGATACTTCGCGCAGTTCTCGCCCAGCTCGCGCCAGGCGGTCACCCGGAAGAACTTGGCCGGGGGCTGCTGACCGGCTTCGCGTTGTGCCCTGGTCGGTGCACGGTTCACGGCCACCGTGAAGCTGCAGACGGTCAGGCCGCTCTGCGTGGTCCTCAGCTCCGGATCACGGGTGAGGTTGCCGATAATCTCAGTCCTCTCCATCCTCGCTGTCCTCCTTCGTCTTCTGCCTTTCCTCCCATTCCTTCTTGCGCTGGTAGGCGCTCATGCCGGTGACCTGCAGAACGAAATCCGTGTCGACCAGGCTGTAGCTGTAGCCATAGTCAATCTTGCTCTTCAGCTCAGTAACGAGCACATCGAAGGCCGCAGCCTTGGTAACCAGTTCCCGGTATTCCTTGTCATCCAGACAGATCTGCGCGTTCATCTCCAAAGGCTCAAGGCCTACGTCCTGCATCCTGTAATTGGGGTTGGGGTATCCTCTGACTTCGCTCATGGTATGTTCTCCTCTCATAAATAGTTTTTTCTGATCAGCCGCATCCACATATCGTGCGAATACAGCGCTTCAAACTTTTTCTGGGCCTCCTGCTTCAGCTGCAGGTTCTTCTCTTTGTCGTACTGGGCCCCGTCATTTCCAGTATGGTGATCATGACAGAGCCACACTTTCAGACCGTACTTCTCGCTGATCCGGCGGTTGGCCGTGCCGGCGAAGATGTGATGTTCCTCAAGTCCGACGCGGCCGCCGCAGAACCAGCATTCTTTCTCGGTCTGCAGAATCGAATTAGCCATCTTCCAACCATTCCACGCCTTCCGGAAGCTCAACATCCGGATATTCGCGCAACGGATACCAGGCATAGACCCGCTCATTCCAGTAGCTTCCGGTTTCCTCGTGCCAGACGAGGCCTTCCTTCGGCTGATCCTTCATGATCCATCCGTCATTGACACGGGCCGGACCGAACCAGCGGCTTTCCCGGACAGCAAACTGCTTTCCTGTCGGTATGAAACTGTCCTGGTCATAACCTTCATCGACACGTTCAACCTGGTCGTAGATCAGGATCACGTCATAGATGCCTTCCTTGTCCGGGTTCCCGTGTTTCGCAACATAATTCCAATAGGGCATTTTCAGTCTCCTTTCCCGTGGGCGGCTTCGTAGTCAGCCCACTTCTTTTTCATCTCTTCGATCTGCTTCGGGGTATCGGTCTCGATTCCGAGCTCCTTGGCTTCCAGGATCGCGCCGTCAATTACCCGGGCCATTTCCTTGGTGTCCATCTTGTGGCTGTCCTTGTAGACCTTCCAGCAGTTGACCCGGACACCGTTGATTTCCCGCTGATCGTAGAGCACCGCGTACTTGTAATAATCCGTGGCGTCCGCGTCCAGGGGGAGGACGAACATCAGGATCTTTCCGTCCTCCGTCCTGGCCAGCGTTCCGTAACTGGTGATCAGCCGGACCTTCACTTCCTCATCGGATTCTCCGGTTTCCCCGGCGATCTTATTGACCAGCACATGGAAATAGCTGTTCGCGTTCTTGCTCCGGATGTTCCGGTGCTTCTTGATCTCGATGTCGCAGTCATACTTTGCCAGCTCATCGAACCGGTCACCGTCCATCCGGTCCTTGGTGGTGAAGGAGATGATCCATCCATCGCCTTCGCGATTCCGGTACATATCCTTCAGCCTGCCGATCATTCGACAATCCACCTTTCCTCGTAGATCTTCAGCAGCTCCGGTTCACCCTTCAGCCAGTTCATGAAGTTCCGGATGATGTTCTCGATCGGCTCTGCCGTCTGCCGGGTGTAGGCTTCCGTGTACAGGTCGTTGCCATCCGAGATCAGGTAAACGAACTCATAGGCTTCCGGGACGCATTTCAGATACGCGCTGTGCTGTGAGGAATGCCGGTAGCAATGCCACAGATCCAGGTTGCTGAAGCTCTTCGTCTTGAACTTCACGTCGTAGATCACGCCGGCCTTGAGCACGTCGATGAAGCCGTGCAGCCAGAAGATCCGGCCGTCCACCTCCACGTCTGTGTCAACGTGGACCTGCCACTGGCCGCCGCGGACGATATCCGCGATCTGTTTCGCGCCGTTGTAGCCCTTTTCCAGGCGGGTGACATCCTCGCCCTGGGCGATCCTCATGACCAGCTTCTCAAAGTCCAATCCGGCCTGCTGTGCTTCGTTGGGAGGGGTCGGCTCGCGCTTCAGCGTTGTGATGAACTCGTCCCGCGCTTCCTGCTCGAATCCCTCCGCGCAGTCGAACATGTAGTTCCAGCTGTCGAGCAGCGTCTTGGTGATCCGGGTTTTCACTTGGCATCACCTGCCACGTATGATCCGGACGCCTTCTGATAGGTCAGGCCCAGCGTCTTGCACTTGTCGTTGAGCATCTTCCCGCATTCCTTCTTGCTGGTCAGAACGTGGTCCATGCTCCCGATGGCCTTCAGACAGGCGTTGGCCGTGTCGGCATCGGTGACGCCTTCGACCATGCCCTTCACGTCCTCCATGATCTTGTTGTAGCCCTTGATCACATCGGCAACGGCGTCGTTCTCCTTCTGCATGTTCGCCCGGGCCGTGTCGAACAGCCAGGCCAGGAAGTCGTTCTTCTTGCCGGCACTCAGATCCGGGATCTCGATCTTGCCTTCGATCCCGTGGCAGCCCTTCGCCGGGTTGTCATCGTCCGGGATGAAGTTCGCGTACCGCTTGCCGCCCTGGCGCTGAATCAGAGCACCGAAGTCGATGCCGGTCCAGACCGTATTCCGGAAAGATCCTTCGCAGCGGAGCCGCTGAATCGGATTGCCGTCCCGGTCTACCTTTTCATCTGCATGGAAGATGAAGATGATGTTCTTGTTCATGACCGTCTTGATTTGGTTCACGAAGCTGTCCATCTCCGTCTTGACGATGCCGAAACCCTTCAGGCCGTTCCAGTTGCCGTTCCGGTCCTTCGCGCCGGGCTGTGTCTCCATGGCCCACTGCTTCAGGTACTCGACCAGGGCGCCGGCCGTGTCGATCACGATGTTCTTCGCCGCTTTAGCTTCCGGGGTTTCCAGATCCTTTTTCACTTCCTGGTAGTTCGCCGCGCTCAGCACCTTGCAGTTCATCCGGTGCAGCGGGTTCGTCCGGCCAATGCCGTGCTCCAGGTCGATCAGGAGCGTGTCTGCTCCGTTGTTCCCATCGCTCATGGCGAGCGTGGTCTTGCCAACGCCGGGCTGTCCGTAGAGGATCACGCCGAACGTCTGATTGCTGAAATCGAGTTTGTAGCCTTCCTGAATCATTTGATTGAAATCTCCTTTCTGTCAGTCGAGGAATGCCGGATCCGCATCCACTTCCGTGATGCAGTGATCACAGCCGATTACGATTCCGTCCTGGAGGAAGAAGCTGTTCGCTTCGTCTCCGCAGGCGGGGCAAATTACCGGATCAGCTGACGGAACTCCGTTCAGTTCCGCGTCCCTGATCCATGGGGCATCGGGTATTTCTTGCATCTCAATCCTCCTTTGATGTAGAATGGGGTCGGTACATTTGGTCCGGGGCCGTTCCTGTTGCAGCAGGGCGGCCTTTTTTTGTGGCGGTCATACGCAGTACACCGTCCCGCCGATGGCCTTCGCGACACTCTGCGCGGTTTCCAGGGAAGTGAACTCTTCCGCTCTTTCCCGGAGCTTCGTCATCACCCAGCCGATACAGGCCTGATTGGTGAAGGCCGTTCCGAGTCCACCGAAGTACAGTTCTCCGATGCAGACAATCCAGCGTCTCATCTGATCATCCACGCTCCAATCCACAGGGCGGCCATCAGGATCATCGCCATCATGTAGGCGATCTTCTCGGCCACCTTCCGGGCCCGTTCCCGCGCGGCCTGGTGGGTCTCAATCCTCCACTGCAAGTAAGCTCTTACGTCCATACTGCGCTTCCTTTCTGGCCTTCCTGGCCTTCGTCCGTTCGTCCAGCGCTTCCCGGGCCCCCGGCTGTTTCAGGTATTCACGCAGCCCGGCGATGATGCACTGTCCGAACCTCCTTCCGGTTTCGTCCGGGATGGAATTTACGTCCACCTTCACAGCGTCCATGGTTCTCGTCTCCTTTCATAAGTTCAAGCGCTTTGAACTTTGAGGGTAAAAAAATATTTGGTGACGTCAGCTTCCGCGATGTCCAGCAGCTCACAAGCCTTGGTGATCTGCTTCTGATTGAAGAACCGTTTGCCGTTCAGCTTCTGGCTCAGAGATTCCGGCGTCATGTGCATCGCATCCGCGAAAGCTCGCCTGGAACCGAACTTGGAAATGATCCTTCCGATCAGGTCATCGTACTGATATGCCATTGTGTTCTCGCCTCCTTTCATCCTTGAATGAAAGTTCAACGCCCTTGAACTTCGAGGACAATATAACACCGTTTCGTTAACTTTGCAACACTTTTTTTCAAACTTTTTGAATTTTGGTTCTTTTTTGGCTTGAACTTTTGTTCAAGACATGATACAATTCAGGCAAGCTCTAATGAAGGAGGTGACAGGAATGGGAAGAGCAACCACAGCTCAGCGGCTCCGTGAGGTCATGGAAAAGCGCGGTCTTCGCCAGGTGGATGTTGTCGAAATGGCCCGTCCGTTCTGCGAGAAGTACGGCGTGAAGCTGAACAAGAACGATCTGAGCCAGTACATCTCCGGCAAGGTTCAACCGAAGCAGGACAAGCTGACGCTGCTGGGTCTGGTGCTGAATGTGTCTGAAGGCTGGCTGATGGGCTTCGATGTCTCGCCGGACCGTGCCACAGAAAACGCGCCCGTAGGTGATCAGTCAGACGGACGCGTTACCGAATGCATGGAGCTGTTCTCACTCCTGAGCGATCCTGAGAAGGATATGATTATTCGCCAGATAAAAGGGCTTTTATCTTCTCGATAATCTCTTCCTGCTGCTGATCGCTGAGGAACCGGAAGAGCTCGGCCAGGAGGATGAGCCGCAATTCTCGACTCCTGGCCTTCTTTTCCTTCTTCTCCATTTGGGCACCACCTTTCCTGTGAGATACGAACGCCGACATTCCCGGACATTATACCAGAAAAAGGGACAAAGCAGACCAAAAACGGACATTGTACCGAAAGGAAGGACAGACGATGAAAAAGATTTTTGCAGCTCTACTACTGGTTGTGGTCATGTTCTCATTCGTCACCTATGCCGGCGCCGAAGATCTGACCGAACTGACAACGGAAGAACTGCTGGCTATGCGGGAAGAGATCAATGAAGAACTCGCTGCCAGATACGAACCACCTGTCCTTGAGGACGGAATGACGCTGATCGATATCTTCCCGGACAAGAACTTTGCGATCTACATCCGGGATCAGGTCGGCGCTTTCAGCATAAACGACCAGGTGACACAGGCCGACCTTGACAGGGTTGACAACATATTCATCAACAGCGAATCGTTCGGAATCACGAGCCTTGAAGGGCTGCAGTACCTGACAAA